GGCGTAACGCTGGCTGCGTCGTCCTTCGGCGCAGGTTTAGCTGTTTGTGCCGCTTCTGTTGCTTCTGCTACTTCTGCTGACAGGGTATGCTGCTGCATACGTTTTGCCATTGTTATCCTCTTGGAATGTTAGACAGTGGGTGAGGCAGCAGGGATACCTGCCAACCCCACCCTCCATCAGTGAAAATTTAGAAATTGCCCGTCAAATACACTGGAGATGTAGTTGGCGAACCAGAGTCATCAGCTAAAGCAAATCCAAAAACTAAATGCTCTTCACCAGCAGCCATAGTATGGGCTTGCCCATCAGTACTATGAGCTATAACAGGATCACCAGCGGAAACACTGCCGTCAGTGTAAACCGTTGCTACTCCTGCGATCTGGACAAAGCAATACGGCGTTGCAGATATATCTACTGCACCCAACGCTATACCAACACCGCGCTTTGCTTTTGATGAGCCACTGGCGATATCTGCCGTGTACTCAGTGCCGTCCGTGCTGGCAGGGGTAAGAACGTATCCCGTAAGCAGATCAACCGCATCTGCGACCTTAACCCACTTATACTTCTTACCATCGGGGCTATCAAAAATGTTACCAACGCCATGATCATCCGTAGCGGAGGTGGTCGTTGGAGAGGCGTGTAAAATTGCCATTGTCTAACCCTCCTTAAGCCGTAATGTTGTGAATGACGCCTTGACGACGACGATTGTTTGTCGTGATCTGAAGACCAACGACGATAAAACCAACTTTCGCCATCTGATTGCTTGGCTCCTTAAACGGAGTTTTGGCAAAATTCATTCCGGCTTGCATGTTCATTTTAAGATAATTGGTGTTCAGAAAATACATCTTACCCGAAGCGCAATCGCGGTCATACTGCACCGGAATGCCACGGAAAGAAGGCATACGACCATCAACGCCCGGAGCATCGTTGCCACTCAAACGCTGGTAACCCGTGCCTTCAAAAATCTCCTCAAACGAAGCGTAAAGATCATTTGTGGTAAAAATGTGCGTAGGCTGCTCATTCCCTTCAGAAACGTCATTCCAAAGAGAAGCCATTTTGAGCATACCTTGATAAAAGTCTGTACCAGTAATGGCTTTAAAAGATACGGCTCCAGCATTAACAGTTTTGTTCTGCCACCAAGAGTTACCACTTACCGTAATACCACCCAACGTAGTCGGGCTACTGGTAGGATCATCAGCAATAATATCTTGGAATCCCAACGGAGCTTTGCCCGTCTGGGCGCTATACAGCGAAGAGTTGATCTGGTCGCGGAGCGTAAGCATCGACTGACGCGTCTTTGCTTCAAGCAGCTTCATAGCCGCATCGCTCTTGCGGTTTTCCATCTCTTCGGTGTAGTTGATCGTAATAGG